GGCTAAGTTCCAAGACACTCAAGCAAAAAATGAGCATTTTAGGCTTTATAACAAAGAGACTGACAAAGCTAAAAAAGTCAAAATGTTAGCTGAAGCAGTCGCAGAAGGTTGGCTATAAGGTGTATCAATCCAAGCGTTATTGGGACAGTATCAAACTTATTAAAGTTGATAATCTTGAACCGCTTGAAATTGTACCATTAGAAGACCAACACAAACAAGCTGAAGAGCTTGAGCCTGAAACAAAACTTTTATTGTGGAAGCTCAAGTATCAATCAAATTAAAATTGTGGGCGGTTGCATTTTTTGCCGCCCTCAGTTATACTTATATAAACTAACTTAACAAACGGAGTAAAAACTATGCAAGTAATACAAATGCACAGCCCAAAAAGCTATAACCCAGTTGCGAACCAGTATAAAATACACGATAACTTTGGAAATACTTTTTTTCAATCTTATCGTAGTTTAATTGCTAAAATAACCGCAACAGGTCAAATATTCCTAGATAAGAATTACTGGGACTATTCAAGAACTACAGGTAAATACAGAAATATCTTTTTATCTGAGACAATGGCGGAAACTAAAAAGCGTATCAAATCTGGTGAGTATAAACTGGTTGACCTACAGAACCAATTAAAGTCACTTGAAGAGCCTGAGCTGAAGGCTAGATATTTTGACAAGTGGAAGCAAGAAGAGGCGGACAAGGCTGAAGACCTACAGAACCAATTAAAGTCACTTGAAGAGCCTGAGCTGAAGGCTAGATATTTTGACAAGTGGAAGCAAGAAGAGGCTGACAAAGAAGCGGCGTTTAGGAATGAGCGATACGCTGAGAGACTAAAAGTCAACGGCTACAGAGACTAATGGACTTGACACCGCTTAAAGGCGTGACAATTCAAAAAAATGTTGCTTTAAGTTTAATAAGGTCGCATGGTTGCGAGTGTGACCTTAGCGACTTTTTTAAATCTTGCGGCAATAAAAAAACCTATTCAGCTATAAAAGTTTATCACTGGTTAGGCTATTAACTATAAGACTTGAAGCGGTTTATAATTAGACCGCTTTGAGATTTATAGTCAAATATAAATCTTAATAGTGCAATAAGTCGCTTTTAGTAGTGCCACACTATCGGAGATAGGCGTAGAGATTAACACAGACAATTTACGCCTACTCCACCAATTATACGGAGCTTAGCTATGAGCTGAGCTTTTATTAACAAACTAACAACGGAGTAAGACTTATGTTTATGAGCTTAGAAAAGTTAAAAATAACAGAGGTAGAAGTAGAAAACGGCAAGTGGGTTAAGGGTAAGTTTAAAGACCACAAAACGCCAAAAGAAAAGCACAAAGTTGTATTTGAAGATANTTATACAAACTTAATGGAAATTGTGTCAGAAGCAAAACACGCCGCAGAGCGTAGCTCACACAATAAAATTATAGTTAGCTTTGAAATTAATGCGGAGTATTAATATATGAGATATACTTATAATTGTAATGATGGCTTGAATACTGATAAAAGCACAAATCATATTCAGGCTATGTCATATAAAAAAATGTTAAAAATACTGCCTTCAAAATATCCTGTAGGTACTATTGTTAATATTAGTTATACAAACAAAAAAGATAATTTGATTATTAAAGATGTAAAGGTTAGCTCTAATGATTGAAATATTTTTAGATGCACCAATGGAGCTCAAGGTTTTAATCTTGGGCTTCATGTTTTTATTAATTAAAGAAACATTAAAAAAGAAGGACTGACATGAAAACTATAAAAGAAATAAAAGACTCTATGCTTTGGGAAAAGTGTCAAGACAGTAGAGCTGAGCTTTGTTTAAAATTTTTTGGAGCTGAGCTTAGCCCAAATGATATACACGAAGAGGACATTGAAGATTTAACGTCACATCTAAAACAACGTGGTATCAAGGGCTCTACAATCAACAGGTATCTTGCAAGTGTTAGTAAGATATTAAAATATGCTTATCAAAGACCTAACGTATACCAAATGAATAGAGTTCCGCACATAGTATGGCAGGAAGAGTCTAAAGCTAGACTAAGGTTTATGACAGTAGAAGAAGAGCAGATTATGATTAAGATACTTGGCAAAAGTCCATATCTTAGTCTATTTTTATTTTTGCTAGATACTGGCGTTAGACTTGGTGAAGCTCTGTCATTTAAAAAAGATGCTATACAAAAATTAGACAATAAGTATTTTATTGTGTTGTATGGTGATGAGACTAAAAATGGCACAACTAGGAGCGTACCTTTGACTAGACGTTGTGTTGCTATTGTAAATGCACTGGGTGATTTTAGCCATTTAGACTATAATATGACTGAGCGTGTTTGGACTAGATTAAGAAAAGACATGGGCTTAGCTGATGATAAACAGTTTGTTATACATTGTTTACGTCATACGTGTGCTTCAAGACTCGCTCAATCAGGTAAAGTAGAGTTACACTTTATTAAAGAATGGTTGGGTCATAAGTCGTACAACATGACGCTTAGATATGCACATTTAATGCCTAAGAATCTATTAAAAGCTGTGTCTATACTTGAGGACTACAAGTAAAGTACCCATAGTAGATAGCACAAATTAACACATAAACTTATAGGAGTTAATATGACCAAGATATTAGAAATAATGCCTACTTTCCCTGACCAACAAGCTAATGAAAAAGAGATGGCTATTGCAGGGACTACAAGAACCAATAAAAGACTTCATTCTCACATTGAGAGAGAAGAGGAAAGTGTTACCAGTTACGGTAAAGTAATGGTAGCCAATACAATCAGACCTTTAGCAATGCACATAGGAGATTGGATTATAAACACCGCTAAGCGGACTGTATGTAAACCACCTATTGCTTTCACTAAGTTATGTGAAGTTCAACCTGAAATATTGGCTTTAATTACTGGTAAACATATTATTAATACTATTACACAATATAAACCATTGACTGCTACATGTATCAGTTTGGGTGGTAAAGTTGAGACTGAGATTGCATTAAAAAATTTCAGACATTTAAACCCAGAGTTATACGACACAGTCAAACAAGACTTAGACAAAAGGTCTTGGAATTATACTTATAAACGTAGAAAACTTAGAGAGAGTGCTAAACGTGATGAAATCATGTCTTGGGAAGAGTGGACTACACCTACAAAATTACACGTAGGTTTAAGATTAGTAGAGCTTATGATTGAGTCTACTGGTATGATTGAGATAGGTTTAGAAACTGTCAAACATAAAAAAGCTAAGATTATAAAACAGACTCAGAAGACTAGAGAATGGATTAAAAATAGAAATGCTTTTAATGAATTACTTAATCCTGACTACATGATGACTGTAATGCCACCTAAGATGTGGTCTACAGTGCATGGTGGCGGTTATTGGACTAAGGAATTACCAGAGTTAGATTTAGTTAAACAAAAGAATAAATTGTTTGCTAGAGAGTTGGCTAACTTTGACATGCCTAAAGTATACAGGGCGGTAAATGCTATGCAAACAACCGCATTTAAAATAAATAACTACATACTAGGCGTTATGGCTGAGGCTTGGGATAGAGGACTGTCTATAGGTGGTATGCCACCAATTACAAATCTTACAGTACCCAACAAGCCTCACGACATAAAAGACAATAAAGAATCAAGACGTAAATGGAAGAAGGAAGCAGTTGTAGTGCACACTGAAAATGCACGTATGTTTTCTAAAAGAATGTTGTATGCAAAAATCTTACACTTAGGTGATAAGTTTAAAACTTATGCTACAGTATACTTTCCAATGCAATTTGATTTTAGAGGTAGAGCATATTGTGTCCCTGCTTTTCTTAACTATCAATCTATCAATGGTGCAAAAGCATTGTTGTCGTTTGCAAAAGGTAAAGCAATCACAAAAGAAAACAAAGGTGATTTTTGGTTGGCTGTGCATGGAGCTAATATGTATGGAGCAGACAAAATATCATTAGAAGACAGAGTACAATGGGTTGAAGACAATGAAGATTGGATTTTTAAATGTGTTGAAGACCCTTTTACAAATAGACAATGGGAAGATGCAAGTAATGCTTTTCAATTTTTAGCTTGGGCTGAAGAATGGAAAAGATTTAAAGCTGAAGGTTATGGCTTTGTATCTAACATTGTAGTTAATGTTGATGGCTCTTGTAATGGTTTACAAATTTATTCATTAATGCTTAGAGATGAAAAAGCAGGTGCATTAGTAAACTTATTGCCAAGTGATAAGCCAAAAGACATTTATCAATTAGTTGCAAATTCTGTAACTGATAAGTTAAAAGAACATGTTAAAGAAGGTAAACCTTACGCTCAGCAATGGCTTGACTATGGAGTTAAGCGTTCAACAACCAAAAGAAGTATTATGACTATCTGTTATGGAAGTACCAGATATTCTTGCACTGATTTTGTAGTTGAAGATTTAACTAAACGTAAAGACAAAGGAGAGGTTCACCCATTTGTTGATGACATGTTTAAACCTGCATCTTATTTAGCTAGTATAATATGGGATAGCATTGGTGACAATTTAAAATCAGCAAGAGTAGGAATGAAGTTCTTACAGGATATAGCACGTATTGTGTCTAGGTTACAGTTGCCTATACACTGGGTTACGCCTGTTGGCTTTCCAGTATATCAATCATACCCTGAAATGAAGTCTAAAAGAGTTAAGGCTATGTTAATGGGTGAGGTTATTAAACCTCGTATTAATACTGAAAAAGATACAACAGACAAATTGCGAATGAGTAACGGAGTTGCACCTAATCTGGTTCACTCGGTGGACTCTGCCGCAATGA